GATGGATATTTTTATACTGATGCTGGTGAAAGAAGTTCTAAATGGATAGATGAGGAAGACCTAATGAAACTGCTCAAAACTAAAAAGGCAGTTGTTGAAGGTAAATTAACTGAAATAAAAAAAGGCGATTACATTGATGATTTTGGTGATATTGGTTTAGTTAATAAAGTAAAAGGTCAAACTGCTTATGTTAAATTCAATTTAATGAATCATTTCCAACCAGTACCAGTATCTGACTTAAAGAAAAAAGGAACACATAAGGGTAAAGATTTATATGTACTATTTGAAGGCAAATTAACTGAAGCACTTAAAAAGGGTGATAAGCTTAAATCCACAGAGACCGGTGAAATTATATTTATACTTGAACCTAAAGGCGATGGATATGATTATAACAGTGCTCGTAATCCAAGACAAATAGGTCATGCACGTAAAGAGTGGTTTGATATGATGATAAAAAGAGGTAAATTAGTGAAAGAATCAGTTAATGAAGCTAAGTTTGCAGGATGGATTGCTGGATACAATGGCAAACAAGTTGAAATTAAAAAAGGTGAAGCAAAAGACCTTTACAATGCAAAACTATTAGCAATCAAAAAATTAAAAGTACCTAAATCAAAAGTTGGCTTAATGTTTATCAAACCAGCAGTTGATGAGGGCAAATTAAAAGAATCTACAGCAGCTTGGGAAAAGTCTTTAAAAGATATGGCTAGGTCTAAACAATTAAGTATGTTATCTAAAGGAGAAAAATCTAAACTTTTAAAAATCGCTCAGATGTTAAAGACTGCTAACGAAGCAAAGCTAGAGAAAGAAAAGTTTACTGAACCAGAACAGATGAGAGAAAGTCAAACAATAAAACTTTCAGAACTAAAATCTTTTATAGAAAATCTTTGGACAAACATTAGGAAAAAGAAAGCAAGAGGTGAGAAACCATCTGAACCTGGTCAAAAAGGTTATCCTAATAAACAATCATGGGATTCAGCTACTAATGAAATGAAAATAGAATCAATTAACCCTCTAAGACATCCTAAAAATAAACACTAAATAACCCTTAAATAATTTTTTTATGTCGAAAAGATTTATTATATTTACTACAAATGATAAAACTAAAGAACATATTAACAGAAGCTAAAGTACTAAGTGTATTCGATTTCGATGATACTTTAGTAAGAACTCTATCTTGGATATACGTAATGAGAGGTGGTAAAGAAATAAAAAAACTAGACCCAGCTGAATTTGCAGTATACAAACCTAAATCAGGTGAAACATTTGACTTCAGGGACTTCGATAAGAGACTAAGAAATCCCAAATTAATAAAACAAAATGTAGCTTTACTAATCCAACAGTTAGAAAAAGCAAGAAAAGTTTCTAGAGGTGCAAGAAAAGTAACGATTTTAACTGCTAGAGCTATTGGAATGCCAGTAACTCACTTCTTTAAGTCAATTGGTTTAGATGTTTATGTAGTTCCATTAGGAAGTGCAGACCCAAAGAAAAAAGCTGATTGGATAGAATCACAAATAAAAAAAGGTTATAATAGGATATACTTTATAGACGATAGTCCGAAGAATGTAAGAGCTGTTCAAGCTTTGAAAAGGAAATATCCTAATATATTGTTAAAAGTATATAAAGCATAATGAGTTGTAATAGCTGTAAAAATAATAGAACTTTTACTGGAAAGATAAAGCATAATTGGGCCTTAGCAATAAGGTTCTTAAAAGCATTGTATCGGTATGCAAGAACAGGCTTCAAAGCTACGCCTAGAGTATCGTACGAAGAACGGCTTATGATATGTTCTGCTTGCCCAGAATTAAATAGAAAAAATAAAACATGTAATATATGTGGGTGCTATATAGAAAAGAAAGCAATGTGGAAGTCAGAAGATTGCCCTAAAGGATATTGGAGTAAATTATGAATAGAAATAATTTTTATATAATAATTAAGTATCACTATAATCCAACAAGTAATAATGTAGCACAGTCTAAATCTTTGCCAGTACTGATGCTAGATGCAGATGGAGACCCATTAGAATTTGATACATTAGAATCTGCAAGTGAATTTGTTGATATATGTAATATAAATTCAAACCAAGGGTTTGGATATGAAATAAAAGAAATAGGTAAAAAATATATAAATATAAAAAAAGAATAGTTATGAGTTTTAATAAAAGATGGTTAGAAAAAGGGGCCTTAGTGGCTGTATATAGAAACGAAGGTGTTCTAGGAATAGAAAAGTATTTAGCTAGTGCTGATGCTTTGATTACTACAGACGAATTTTCTGAAGAAATTTTAAATATTTATCATAGTAGTGATTCTAATGAAGACCGACTTAATGAAATATCTATGAAAATAGCAACAGCATCTATAGAGATGAGATGACAAATTGTCTTAGTTTTTCGACAAATTGTCACCCATTTTATCGTAGTATTAGTCTAATTTTTCTTATATTGTAGTATAAACATCAAAAGATATGAAAAGATTGTTAGTAATTCAGGAGCATAAAGCAGATAAAGCCGGCCTTCATTGGGATTTAAGGTTTGAATCCCATGGTGATTTAGAGTTATATGAGCAGAAAAGACCCGTAACTAATGAGCCTACAGATAGTCTAGACCTAAGAGTCCTTAGGTCATTTGCTATTCCTAAAGCAAAATTACCATCAGGTAAAGAATTCTTACTAGCAATGGAAACAGAAGACCATCCTTGGGAATATAAAGATTTCGAAGGTGAAATAAAACAAGGATATGGAAAGGGTCTTATGAAACTTCTACACAATGATTATATCGAAGTTTCAATATTTGAAAAAGATAAAATACATTTTAAATATAATGGTAGTAAATATAATATGTGGAGAGCAACATTCACAAAAAATCCTAAAGCTTGGATGATAAAAGAAATATCAAATTGTTAATAACTTTGGTTAAATTGTTAATAACTTTTGCAGATTTATCACTGTTTATTGGTAAAAATTCATTATATTATAGTATATAAGATTAATAATTAAAAATAGAATATATGTTCAAAAACTACAATAATTATGGAAACTCTTCGTTCTGGTTGGATAACAACTCAGATATAGACGTTTTAACAGGCGAAAAACTTAGTTCTGGTAAAGATTTAGTTCAACTCTCTTCTTATAAGAGAGCAATTGCTAACTTTGTTCAAATTGTTACTGGCCAATCAATACCAGTTAAATTTCAAAGTGGCGATAGTTACACTGATGGCAAATCGGTTACTATTGGTGCTAGCTTAAAAGACCAAAACTTTGATATTGCTGTTGGACTTGCTCTTCACGAAGGTTCACATGTAAGTATTACTGACTTTGATGTCCTTAAAAACCTAATGGGTAATCAAATATCACCAGATAACTTTTCATTAGAATCGGAACGTAAATTAGTTAAAAACCATTATGGTTTAAGCGATTATGACACTAAGTCTTATGTTCGTTCTAAATTAAAATCTTTACTAAATATAGTAGAGGATAGGAGAATAGATTACTTCATATTTAAAAACTCTCCTGGTTATAAAGGCTATTATCATGCTATGTATGATAACTACTTTAATGCTAAGATAATCAATAAAGCTTTATCAGAAGGCGAATACTCTAACCCAACTTCTTGGGAAGATTATCTATTTCATATTTGTAACTTTGCTAACCCTCAAAGAAATCTAAAAGTTCTCCCAGCTTTACAAGAAGTATGGGATATCATGGACTTAAAAAATATTTCTAGGTTAGGGGATACAATGTCAGCCTTTGTTATTGCTAGTAAAATTTTCGAAGTAGTAGAATTGGCTATCCAAAAAGCTAAAAGCAAAGTGCAAGAACCTGCTAATGATACAGATAGTAATTGTCCAGACGAAAGTGCTAATGCTCAAGGTGGAGGTGCTAATAATACTAGTGGCGATCCTTCTGACGAATTAGACACTGACTTAGATGATAATGGCGAAAGTACTACAGGCGAAGATGTTAAACCAGACCCAATAGATTCTACTTTTCCAGATAAAGAATTAGAAACTACTAATCTATCAGAGAATCAAAAAAAACAATTGGATAAAGCTTGGTCTAAACAAAAAGACTTTATTAATGGTAAACCTAAGAAACAAGGTAAATTATCTCAAGCAGATAGTAATACAATTAAAGCTCTTGATTCAAATGGGACTTCTACTATTAATACTGGTGGAACTACGGACGACTTAAAAGAATTTGCCCCTTGGAATCAAAAGAACCATAAGGGTGTGGAGGTCTTGGTTATTAAAAATATGGATAATAAATACATACAAACAAATCCATTCTCTATGTTCCTTAGTTCAGCAGATTATTACAAAACAAGATTAGATCATAACCAAGATACAGTTAATAAAGGTCTGGCTTTAGGAAATCAATTAGGTAGAAAACTACAAATTAGAAACGAAGAGAATACTCTTAAAAATACTAGACTTTCTAAAGGCAGAATAGATAAAAGATTATTAGCTTCTCTTGGCTTTGGTGCAGAAAATGTTTTCTCTCAAGAGTTTGTTACTAAATATAATAATGCTATCGTTCATCTATCAATAGATATTTCAGGATCTATGAGTGGTTCTAAATTCAATAAGTCACAAATTGCTGCTATTGCTATTGCAAAAGCTGCTTCAATGACTTCTAATTTCGATGTTGTTATATCTTACAGAGGTACAGTTGCTGTTGGTAATGGTAATAAACCATTTGTTCTTATTGCTTACGATTCTAGAAAAGATAAAATTAATAAAATTAAAACATTATTCAAATGGATTACAACTTGTGGAATTACTCCAGAAGGTTTATGCTTTGAAGCTATAGCAGATGAAATCGTTAGTTCTTCTAACGGAGTAGATAGTTACTTTATTAACTTCAGTGATGGTGAACCTTATTATATGCAAAATGGCTATTGCTATTATGGTAAATTTGCAGTACATCATACTGCTAAACAAATCAAAGCTATGAAAGACAGAGGTATTAATGTCCTTAGTTTCTTTATTAATACTAAAAAAAGAGATTATGTTGCTGAGCCATTCAAACAAATGTATGGAGATAATGCTGCTAACATAGAAGTTAACAATCTACTTAAATTAGCTAAAGAATTAAATGGAATGTTTATTTAAAAAAATATAAAAATATGAAAGAATTAAAATTATTATTTACGGAAGCTTGGAAAGAAACAAAGAATAACCCTTTAGAATTTATAGGAAGTTTAATAGCTTTACTTTCTACAATATTTATACTTTATGGTTTGACTTGGGTATTATGGGCTTTAGAAATTTTATAGAGTATAGATATGAGTTATGAAGATTTAATGTGGGACATCTACACTGAAATAAGTGAATTAAAACTCAGAAGTAAGTTCGACAAACAAGTAAAAAAAATGCATCAGATGGAGAAGTATAAATACAAAACCACTAGAGAAATTTGGGAATCTGCATCCAGAAAAGTAATAGAGAAATACAAAAATGGAAAGAATTGAAGTCATAATGGTTGTTATGAATGGGTGTAATTACTGTGTGAGTCTTAGACCTATGATAAGTGATATGTTAAGAAAATACCACTTAAATTTAAAAGTAGTACCGAATACTAGTCTAACCCCCGAAATTAGAAAGACTATGCCAGTATTACCTCATATTATTTTTAAAGTTGATAACAAAGTGTTGTCTCAATGGGGTGGAATACCAAAAGGTCATACTATGAATTCCATAGTTAAAAGACTAGAAAAAATGGTCTTAATGAATTTATTAAAGAAAAAGTAATGAAAGTAAAAATTTGGATTAAACAAAAAGATGCAACTACAGGCCGAATATACCCTGGTATGTATTTTAGTAATAAACTCCTTACTAATATGGAAGACTTAGTAGAAGTTATTATAACACCAGACGAATATACACAATTAGTTGATAGTAAAGAAACTAAAAAATCTGTTGATGAGTTTTGGTCAGAAGAAAGTGANACAGACAGAGAACANGAATGGCTAATAGACCAGTACAATAGGAATAGACCTCAAAAAGATTGGGTTGAAAAAGCTGACGAAATGGACCAAAATAATCAACCATTTGGAGATTAAAAAAATATATATAATATGAATAAAGAAATAAGATTACATCAGTTTCAAAATACCAAAAAGAAAGTACTTAAAAAGTATCCAGGGGCTAAGCATGAGTTTAACCCAAATGCAGGATACTGTATAAGGCAAAATGGTAAGAATATAATATCTAGTAAGTACAAAGATTTACAGTACTCTAAAAGCATTGTTGATGCTTATACTAATGCTTTAATTGTAGAGCATTGGGAAAGGATTGAGAATAGGAATAATAGAGGCTTTGCTTTAGATATTGAGAATAGTACAGTACAAGATTATGTAAACCCTATTGGAGAAGTTGAAGATGCAATTGAATGGTAGGCCACCAAAAATAGTATTAGAGAGTGATGTTAGGAGAGCTATGAAACATACTTTATCTAATGCTCAAGCTGCTAAATTTTTAGGTATTAATAAGATTACTTATAAGAAGTATGCTAGTCAGTACTTTGAAAATGGCGTAAGCCTTTATGAGATGCACTGTAATCCTAATGGCAAAGGTATTACTAGGAACCATACAATTTTCAGAGGCAATAAATATGAACTACAAGATATTCTAGATTGTAAAGTTAAAGGCTATCCATTCTTTAAGTTAAAGACTAGGCTATTTAATGAAGCTATGAAAGAAGAGAAGTGTGAGTGTTGTGGATTCGAAGAAAGGAGGATAACAGACTATACAATACCTTTATTACTTACACCTATAGATGGTGATAAGACAAATTACAGTTTAGACAATCTACAGGTAGTGTGTTATAACTGTTTTTATTTAACAGTTGGTAACCTATTTGGTAAAGGTTCTAAGATAAAGTTTACAAGAAAAAAAGATATTAGGGACCAATTAGACAGTGATATGTATGAAACATTAAGAAAAATGTGATAAAAATGGGCATAAAACCTATACTATATGATATTTATATACTGAGAGTTGGGGGATACATAGAGGCTACCAACTCTTACAAGTGCACTGGACAAGGCATTTAATTAGAACTAAATTATTTAAGGAGATTTATTATGACAAGAAATTTATTATTTCAAGAACGTCTGTTACCTACAGACTTATTGTTTCGGAATTTATTCGAGACAGATTCACTATTCAAATCACATATAGATTCAAAACCAAACTATCCTGTAGACATTTATACTACAGAAGAAGGTTTGATATTTGATATTGCTGTGGTTGGTTTAGATAAGAATCATATTAAAATAGAAATTGATAGCAATATGCTAAAGATTCTACATGAAAAAGATGCTGAGATCGACTCAGACAATAAAGATTATATACACAAAGGCATAGCTAGGCGTGCTTTTAATTTAGGCTGGAAAGTTTCTCCAAAATACAATTTGAAGAAAATAGATGCAAAGATGGAGAATGGGCTACTAAGTATACTTGTACCTATTGAACCAGATGCTAAACCAGTAGAAATTAAAATCAATTAAGGTATTGCCCTGTCCAGTGTAATTGTTAAAAAAAGGTTATGAAAGAATTATTTAGAAATGAAGGTCAACTCTATGTAGTAAATGAGAGAGTTCCAGAACGAAAAGTAAATCCTGATTATTGGAGAATTAATTCAACTGATATAAACAAAATGGTTAAGTGTTATGTTGAATGGTACAGAAGTAACTGTAAAACAATAGATAAGGTATTTTTAGTTAATGGAACTTTCTTATTCTGTGAACTTATACCAATAATAGAATGTAAAGAATTAAAATAATGAATATGAGAAGTATGAATAATAAAATAAATTTAATTATGATTGCCGGCGTCGCGATAATGTTTATTGTGTGTTGGCGCGCGAGTAGTATAAGCGATGGTTTGCGCATGCAAATGCAAAGTATAGAGCAAAAGCATACAATGCAATTAGACTCTATTAATTGTGTTATTGATAGTATCAGTACTCGTTGTGCAGAACATGGATGTGGACGTAGTCCAATCCAAAAAGTAGACGACTTTATGAACGGTATAGATAGTCTAATAAATGCAATAATGTTTGTAGAATCTAGTTGGAGACCGAATGCATACAATGCTTCTAGTGGAGCCACAGGATGTATGCAGATCATGCCAATAATGGTCAAAGAAGTAAACCGAATACTAGGTGATGATAAGTACTCACTAGCAGACAGATGGGATTGCGGAAAGTCCGTAGATATGTTCCAAATATGGAGAGATCACCACCACGAGAATTCGAACCCCGAAAGAGTATCAAGACATTGGTGGGGAGGACCTAAATGGGGAGAACACACTATAAGCGACTTCTATTGGGACAAAGTAGAATCAGCACTAAATTCGTAAAAAAAGAGAGAAGAATATGATTACACACACAACACTAGCACCACCACAAATAAACAGAAAGAAAGCTAAAATCTTCCTATCAGGAAAACCAGATTGGAATTACTGCATACAGTACAGAAAGTCAGGAGAAGAGAAGTCTAATACAGCTAGGTTTATAGGCACAGATGATGTCGCATCACACAGAACAATAAGACAGATAATTAAAGAAACATGTGGCTTTGCAGAGGTAGAAGATCTATGGATGGAACCAATTAACTCTTGGGATAAGCCAGGACGTTACAAATTTCATGACGTGGACTACTTCGAACATGTCTAGCATGCACAAGTGGGATTGGGATTTCCTACACAAAATAACTAATAAAAAAAGAGAAAAAGATGAACCAAATACTAGAATCACTACTGCTAAGATACCAAGCACAGAAAGTGGAAGCAGTGACAAACCTTAATATATACCTAACAAATCCATGTGGAGTAGCAGAACATCCAAATGTAGTATCAGAAGGTGATAAACTCATTGCACAAGTAGCAGAAGCAGATGGTAAGATAACCACTATAAATAGTCTACTTACAGAAGCAAAAGCAAAAACAGAAGAATCTTAAAAGATGGAGAAGAAGATAATAATAGTGCTCACTCTCGTATGGATAATACTAATTAGCAGAGAGATAAAAGAGAGTGGTTACACAATAAGAGATCTCATCACTTCAGATAAATCAATGCAGCAAGACGTAATGAATGCACAAGATCTAAGAAAGACACTATAAGAGTACTAGAGTAGATGGGTGTATGGATAGAGCCAGAGCACATGGTACAACCCGATTCTTTAGGAGAAATAGCCTCTGCTTTCCTCTTTGCTATTGCAGTAGTTGCACTGATACATTGGTACATTCGTTCCCTTCTTTAAGTGCACTAGACGGCAAGAAAGGACCCGATTTGGACTGATTTTGGACTGTATGGAACAAATAATGTATAGCTAAGTATTATTACAGTTAAAATTATAATATGGGCATAATTAAGTGTAGATAAGTGGTAATTTGTGTAAAAAAATGGTATATTATCGATTTTTGTCTTGGCCCAAGCCTACCGGTTTTACAAATTCTACTACGCGACAAATTGTCACTTAATTTCGACAAATTGTCACCCCTTTTATCGTAGTTTTAACTTAAAAAGTCTTATATTGTAGTATACTAACTAATTAAAACAGAATATGATTTTACTATTAACCTTTATGATGATAAGATGGAGCGAATTAAAAGAAATCTATAACGTTGACTAATAAATTTTAAACTATGCAATACTTTAAAGAGACTAAAAATAAGAAAATGATTGGCCTATGGGAGGTAAAACTATCCGGTTCACTGGCAACAGTACATGAAACAAAGGCAGTAGGACCTAATGTTCTGAAGTACACTAAGGAATTAGATGCTAATAACGTCTACTACGAATTCAATAAGATGTGTGATGACCTTATGGAACTATGGGATGCTAAGTATGCTGATAAGCTACATGGCTAGAATTGTTAATAACGAGATCTAAATTGTTAATAACTTTCAGTGCAAACATCGTGGTATTAGCCTTAGATTTCTTATATTGTACTATATAACAACTAACTAATAATAATTAAAACTTGAAAAAATGCAAAATAACTTTATACTAACAGCGTCGAGGGATGAGAATAAAAACCTTATATTCACATCAGCAGCTGGAACAGTGTTCAATCTAGCTAAATTACTAGATGACCACTCAATACGTAAGGTCAAACAAGCTATTAGCTTTAAACAAAATGTAAAGATTACATTCGATAATCCTAACGCAGAAGCTGAACTACCTATGTGGTCTGCTAGTGCTACTAAATCACTACTTAGTAAAAGTAAACCATTCACGGAATTACTAGTACTAAGTGCAGATTATCAAGAACCAGTAGCGGAAGTACCTGCTGAACAATTAGAAGTACTTAATTTTATACATAAGGAGTCAGTTGGCCTAAAACCCAATCTACTTAAAATGCAACCGCTATCGTGGAAGTATTTAATTAGGTCAGCTATGCGTGGGAAAAATATTATGATGACTGGTCCAGCTGGATGTGGTAAAACCATGGCAGCTAAGAGTGTTGTGAATGCTTTAGACAGACCGGAATTCTATTTCAATCTTGGTGCTACTCAAGACCCAAGAACTACGCTAATAGGTAATACGCATTTCAATAAAGACAAAGGGACATACTTCTCCGAGTCACTATTTGTTACTGCTATTCAAACTCCTAACGCCGTAATCCTTTTGGATGAATTATCAAGAGCACATCCAGATGCTTGGAACATACTCATGACAGTACTAGACCAAGGCCAAAGATACCTAAGACTAGACGAAAAAGATGGTAGTGACACTATTAAAGTTGCAGAGGGCGTAACATTCATTGCTACTGCTAATATAGGTAACGAATACACATCTACACGTGTAATGGATAAGGCACTACTAGACAGATTCATAGTCATAGAGTTAGCACCACTAAGTGCAGAAGACGAATTAGATTTGCTTCAGAATTTATACCCAGACGTTGCATGGGCAGAACTTACTGCTATTGCAGATATAGTGGGTGCTACTAGAATAGAGATAAAGACAGAAAACCCTCGTCTTAGTACTGCTATTAGTACAAGAGCAAGTGTAGAGATAGCAAGTCTTATATACGATGGCTTTACACTATCAGAAGCAGCAGAGGTATGTGTATACCCTCAGTATGATGATGCAGGTGGTGTAGATAGCGAAAGAACCTTTATTAAGCAGATCATTCAGAAGTACTGTGATGATGGTACTACAGAAGATCTATTTAATGTAGAGGAAGAGGAAGCTTAACATTTTTCAAGTTGATTGGGAGAAGTCTTTAGTTAGGGCTTCTTCCTGTCTTAAAGGGGCCATGGGGGGCCAACACTCGTGAACATGCAAAAAAAGAATTTAGAAACCTTGGGGCTGGTACGCTCCCATATCGGAGGTGATTTTTTTCCCATAGAAAAAGGGACACCCCCATAGGAAACTACGTTTCGGGATGTTAATAAGTTACCATCTATTTGTTCATAACTTTTACAAAATAATCATTGAAAAGTGCAAAAGATTTCTTATATTAGAAGAGTATTAACAATAAACCAAAGTAAAAAATTATGGAAAATAAGTGTAAGTGTGGAAAGGAAATCCCTTCAGGGAGATTAAAGCTCGGGTTTACCGGGTGTATAGGTTGCAGTTCGGCTGAAGCCTATGGGTGTGTAAGAATAAGCAACCATAAAACCGGCAATGAGATACAGATAACGTCTCAGGCCACTATGAGAACAATGATTAAATTAGGTGCCCGTAAAGGTTACGGTGTACTATCAGGAATGAAACACAATTAAAAACTAAAAGAAAAATTATATGCTAAATTTATTAAAGAAAGGTAAGAATTGGATATCCAGTAAACTTATGTGGGAACCAATCAAACAAATGCCAACAAAGAAAAAAGCTCTTATGGCTCAGGAAATGCGCAGCGAAGGTGAATCAGTTAAAGCCATAGCTCTGCACATGGGTCTAAGCAAATCAAGAATTTATGAATACTTAAAATAGGTAAGAATGAGAATAACAATAATGCCAAATGGCAACACAATTAGTACTAGTTGCAAACTAGCCCATAAGAACATGGAAGAATTTAAAGAAGACATGAGAAGACTAGATGCACTAACTTTAAGAAAGAAATCTATATGAAAGCATGGAACGACCTCTCTGAAGAAGAGAGAAGGACAGAAAGAGCAGCGATGGGAGTTATGTTTGTTATTAGTGCAATACTGATAACATTCTTCTCATTCGCACTATCACTCTTTTAAGTCTTAGTAATTTTAATAAGTCTTTGCACGCGCCAACGCATCTAAACGGATCGGGGCGGGGGACGAGGGCGTAATAAGAATGAATTATGATAAACAGTGGAAGAGAATGGGATTGGATGGATAAAAAGGATAGAGAAGAAATGGATATAAAAACAACAAGTAAGTCGGAAGTGTATTGGAAGAATATAAACCGGTATGAGTTAGAGATTGGGGATAGAGTGGCAACCTTACATAAAGTAGAAGATTCTAATGGTGGCGAAACTATATGGATGTATGATACTGAAGATCTCTTTACAGAAGAAGAGGTTGAGCATATTGAACACCTCTTATGGAATGACGAACTAGAAGAGTAAGTTATGGAATGGTTAAAACATTTACTTGGAATCTGTGGCGAATCACATCCAAGTCTACTAACAATTTTAATGGGTACACCTATATTAGGATGGGCTCTGTATTGGTTTAAAAGTTTTTGGAAGTAAAGTTATGGTTAAGTATAAAGATAAATTAATAGTAAACCCTAAATTAGAAATTCGAAAATCAGATATACATAGCTATGGTGTATTTGCTACTGAGAATATTTCAGTCGGTGATAAACTAGAAGAGTGCTGGTATTTGCGTGTGCTTAATGAAGACCATGTACATGAACCTTTAAAGTCTTATACTTTCCGATTAAAGAATAATGTTGGTCCTGAAGATGCTTACTGTTTGCTATTCGGCTACGGTAGTATCTATAATAAGTCTAAAGATAAGAAAATTGTTAATGCTGAAGTTCTTCTGAATAATGTTATTGATCTGTTTGTATTTACTGCCGTTCGTAATATTAAGAAAAACGAAGAGGTTTGTATATACCACAATGATAATACTTAGAAGTAGTATTCAGGCCGCTAAGACTAGTAAGTTTTATTCTTTTTTGATATTTATATAAAAGGAATAAAGGAGTCACGAGATGGCAAAATCAAATGTTGAAAAAAGTCCTCCGAAAGGAAGTGTTAGACTTGCTATAAGTTTATCCAAAGAACAAAAGAAGGCAAAGACGGAAATACTAAAACACCCATTCAATTTTATTGTGGGTAAAGCTGGCTCGGGTAAAACCCTTCTAGCAGTTCAGGTTGCCTTAGACCAATTTTTTAAAAGGACATATAATAAGATTATTATTACTAGGCCTACAATATCTACAGAAGATAATGGTTTCTTACCAGGTTCGGAAAGGGAAAAAATGGAACCGTGGTTAGTACCTATTAGGTCTAATATGCGTAAGGTTTATAATAAGCCTCCTGTTTTATTGAAAATGGAAAGTACAGAACAAATAGAGTTAGTTTCTTTAGCCCACTTTAGAGGTCGAACATTTGATAACTCTATTGTGATTGTTGATGAATTCCAGAACCTAACAAGATCTCAATTAGCAATGGCTATCGGTAGACTTGGTAAAGATTCTAAAATGATATTCTGTGGAGATTCTTACCAAATTGATCTGAAAGATAAGAATTACTCTGCATACCATGATATGGCTAAGCTAACAAATTCTAGATACGTTTTTAAAGCCGTACTAGAAGACTCACATAGACATGCTGCTATAGATGATTTATTGGAACTCTTAAACGGTTACCATTAAATTAACACTAAATTAACGCAAACATAACGACTAACAAATAAAAATTGAATACTTATACTATATGGACCCGATTAAGATAGACATCAGTGCAGCTCTTTACATAACTATTATGGTTGTGACTTTCCTAGTAAGTGTATGATCGACAAATTGTCACCTTTTTTCGGCAAATTGTCATCTCATTTATCGTAGTATTAGCCTTAGATTTCTTATATTGTAGTATAATAACTAATTAACTAACTAAAAGATGCAAAATAAACCATTAACTAAAACTCAGAAGCGCAAACTTCTTTTCGAACAAACTTGTAAATACATAACTTCTCTTGGCTTCGATGGCCCTTACGATGAAGAAGGCTATGGTCATATCGACTTCCACTACCCAGACGAAAACATTCACTTAAATTTAAGACGTAGCTCTATGGATCTATGTTCTACTAAATTAGATTGGGCCGACGGAACATCCTCATTTTCTTTAGACTCTCGTCAAGGAAAATTAGAAACAAAAATCGAATTGTTTATCGAAAACCAAAAAGAAGTTTTAAGCCTTAATATATAATAACTAATAAATTTTTAAATATGAAATACGAATTCAAAAATGGGAACATTTATTCAAACCATATTGGCGTATGGGTCAACATTCTAGACTATCTCCAAAACATGGTCAACACTGTCTGTAATAAAATGGACAACACCAAATTCGAAATGTCTTTTATGGGCTGTTCAATTTCTATGCTAGATAATCAACTATCATATCCTTACATTAGGACCTACAATAAGTCTGAAGGCGAAGATATAATTAAGATACTTAATGATATGGGTATACCTTCAGAACTCGATTGTTATGAATCTGATGATGGTGATGATGGAGATGGTCGACCAATAATGCTACAAAGATGGTCAGTTCGAATGCCACATATTAAAATCCCAAAATCAGAGTGTGATTTACCAAGGACTATTCTTTGTCCTGGTATTACAGATTGGGAAGACTTGGCAGATAATAATCCAGACGATGGTTCTTGGGTCGGTAGGTAGCTAATAGGTGCCTAACTAATACAACCACTATGATGAAAATAAACAACCCTAACAAAGCTTTAAGTAAACCTATTGACATATATCAGTGTGGTGCAGCCTTTGATAAAGTTAATGATTTATATAGTTTAACTATTGGTTTAGAATCATCTGAACAGTTAACCCACGATAAAGTCTATCTGAATAATGTTATGGTCCAATTAGTCAAAGGTGTTGTAATGGGTAATAATGATAAAATAAAATGTAATAAGTTATGGAAAAGATACAAAAAAAAGTAATATATGTAGATATGGATGGAGTTATTGCAGACTTTGAAAGTGCTAAGAATAATACTCCTGAAGAAGTTTTAAATGCTTATGATGATAGAGCCGATTTAATACCCGACTTTTTTAAAGATCTGCCACTNGTACCGGGTGCTAAAGAAGCTATGAAAGTTCTAAATAAACACTTTGATGTTTACATACTATCGACACCTCCTTGGGGTAATCCAGAAGCATGGGGCCATAAGAGACTTTGGATAGAAAAACATTTTCCTTACTTGAGAAGAAAAGTAATTCTTTCACATAATAAAGCTTTAATGAAAGGTGAATGGCTAATAGACGATTCTGATTATAGAGGTCAGAAAGANTTTGTTAATGGTATAGGCCATAAAGCTCATATACATTTTGGTCAACCTGGGTTAGAAACTTGGGACAAAGTAATGGAATTTATACATTAACAATTGATATTTATATAAGATATGACAATAAAAGAATTAACACCAGACGAGTTAAAAGAAGTAGCTGCTTTCTTTAAGAACAAAGCAGTGAGGCAAAGTTATGATATTTTGATTAATGAAGGTATTGAAGGGTTTTCTAAAAATTTTGATATACAAAAACTAATTAAAAAACTATTAGTACATTTTGAAAAGACTGAAGAGTATGAGAAGTGTAATGAAATATTAAGTATTTATGAAAAATCAATAATAGACCGATTGCTAAAAAATTAAGGTCCAGATGGGTTAGGGATTCGCTATCCATAAATATATTTTATAAGCCTTAGGAATTTAAAATTATAATAGAAGTAATTAATATCTTCTCGCCCATCTACGTAAAAATACCTTCAGAAACATCATTGAAAAGTGAAAAATTTTTATTATATTTATGTTAAAAACATTAACATACAATAATAATTAAATAATTAAAATATAATACTTATACGTATTATTAAACGGAAAACAAATTAACATTAACATTAACATTAACTAAGACCGGCTTGCAGCCCAACTGCTAAAACAAGATGAACAAAAATTATAGATCGTCAAATCAAAACAGAAGAGGACCAGGTAATCAACTACCAATAAAGCACAATCAAAAGAAACCATTTGAACCAGGTAAATATGGAAAAAACTGGGGAGGTATAGATTTTGAATTGGCTCATGGTGTTGTAGCTGTACCACCTGCTAAACAACCTATTATAGGTTATTTAAAAATTGCAGGACAAAGAATTGGTATTACATTTAGTGAAGCTAACAAGATTGCTGAAACTTTGAATGATGCAAAACACCAATTCAATGTAGCAAGATCTCTAGGCATGACTGCTGGAGGCTATGGTGAAGGTGCATTATCTTATGGTTCTGGAATATAAAAAAGAGAGAGTTATATGGAATATTTAAATTTTGTAGCATTAGCAATTGTTACGTGTACAGGTTATTTTTTAGGATTACTTACTGCCTATTATTATTTTGGAAGTAAGCTTACTAAAGTTAAAAACCAATGGGCTGATAAAGCTACTATTGCTAACTTATTAAGAAGCCAACTTGGCAAAGGAAAAGATGAAAAAACAAAAAAGAAACATTATAGAAAGCATAACAGAAGCAAATCGAGTGGGCAGAAATTACAAGCTTGATAGTGCTGTTAATACTTTTTTTGACTCTATAGAAGATAATAATATTCAGAAAGATAGTGTTGTTGAAACTATAGATAAAATCATTAAATTAATAAGTGTTAATATCAAATTAGGAAAGGGTCATGAGAACTTCGATGTAGACTCATGGCAAAAAGAAAGCAGCAGAATGTTTGACTTGCGAGTAAAGTATATAGCTACTAAAATCAAAGATAAATCTGATTTCAGAGTAGCTAATAAAATTTACAATAAGCATAAGAAACTTCAGAATCTTTTGGTTCAGAAATGATATTTATATTAGAATCGTTAGTACTTGTATTAGCTACATTCTTGGACCCGGGTTCGATTCCCGGCATCTCCACAAATATATTAACTATATGGGGATGATTGGCTTTGACAGGATGATAAGGGTATAAGGAAGATTCTACCGCATTTAACTGGCGAACAAGTTTATATGGCAATGGCTGCTTAGTTAGCACTCATTCCAAACGGTGATTGGAGACAGGTCGTAAAAGTCTCGGTGGTATAGGGGGAAATTATAACTATTATGGTAACATTTGATAAAATATTAGGTAACCCAAATGATTGGGAATTTACAGAAACAGAACTGCTAGAATTTTGTAGTGGCGTAGAAAACCAGTCCGTATTGGAAGGGTTTTTTAGTCGAATGTTTCAACAAATGACTTGGGAATCTGATGCTTATCAGTATGAAATAGATACTGCCCAAAAAACAAGTTATGATTATGATTTAAATGAAGAATCTTCTTCTTATTTAGACTATCTAGAAGATCTAAATGCTAAAGACGAAAGGAATTTAGAAAATAAGCCTTATGATAAAGAAACATTAAAAGATCATTGGAAAAAATTACATGGTTTAGATAAGAAACAAGTATTCAAAGAGGAGCCTACCCTATTTTTTGATTGGGTTACGAGCTTAAGTGAAGAAGATTATGAATACTATTCTGTTAGAATTGATTCTGGAGAGCGCTTACTTAGTTTCGATAAGATTAATACGATCAAAGAAGATAAAGTTAAGAATGCTTTTAATGAATTGTTAAATGTAATCAATAATGATTTTGTAAGAGTTAGTTTAAATGAGTCTGATAAGAGTCTAGAAATTAGCTCTACCAACATAGATAAGTTAAATAGTATGGTAACGAAATTACAAACTTTAGGGAACGCATTTTCACAGTGTGACTACACATATAAAATAAAGAATGCTATTACAGTTCACTATTACACTTTTAAAAAGATATGAAAAAACGTTTACTACCGTTCACAATAGCATTATCAGCATTATCAGTATCAGCATCTGCTGCATTTTATTCTGTATTTGGCTTAAGTCAACTATTTGCCGGAGCTTCTACTGAAGTAATTATTATGGCAGGAGCTTTAGAAGCTGCAAAGTTAGTAGTAGCTTCTCTTCTGTATCAATATTGGTCTGTTATTAATAAAATATTAAGAACTTATTTAATTTCTGCCGTATTTATTCTGATGATAATTACTTCAGGAGGTATATATGGTTTTTTATCTGGAGCTTTTGAAGAAACTAATACACAATCAGAATTTCTAGATAAACAAGTTGCTATTATAGATGCTAAAAGAGTTCGTTTTGAAGAACAGAGGGATGATTTAAAGATAACAGTAAAAGACCTAAACACTTCTTTAGCAAACCCAACTATGATTCAGTATGTCGATAGTGCTAGTGGACAGTTAGTAACTACAACATCGTCTAGACAGAGAAAGTTATTGCAGAATCAGTTGATAGAAGCAAAGAATGTACTAAATAATGTTACCGATTCTATAGCAGCTCTGGATATTAAGATATTAGAACAACAAATAGGTAATGAATCGGCTAGAGAATTAGGCCCATTGAAATATATGTCTAAATTAACTGGTAAGCCAATGGAACAGATTGTAAATTGGTTTATGATTCTTATAGTATTTGTATTTGATCCCCTAGCAATTGCTATGGTAGTAGCAGCGAATATGGCTTTTGCTCAGGTTAAGAAAAAAAACATCCCTGAAGTAAAATTTGCAAGACCTAAAGCTCCAATAGAAATGAATCTTGAAAATAAAGTAGATTTTTCTGAGGTGTTAGGTAAGCTAGCAAATTTAGAAGTTAAAATAGATGCTAAGAATGAAAAGAAGTATGATATATACGACGAGAATATTTTAACAGAAGAAAATTATGAAAAAACACGAAACGAAATAATAAGAAAGTATAAAATTATCCATAATGGCGATTTGGACCGGTTGGGTAAAATAAGTACATTAAATAAATTAAAAAAATAGTTATGGTAAAGAAAAAAAACAATAAAATTCCTAAAATCAAAGGACGAAAAAAAATTATAAAAGAAGTATTACTAAATCAGAAAACATTTGATAAAGATGTAGAGTGGTTAGTAGAATATAGAAAAGGTTCTGCTTGGAATCAAAACCCAGACACCCTTTATCGGTATATGGCTTGTAAAAAATGCGCTCAAATGCAACAAGTAGACGGACCAACAACAGCATGCACTTGCTGGACTTGTGTACAAGAAATGGCCGAACCACCTAGAGATACAAAATCTAGAGTAACAACTGGTAGACCTTTCGGATGGCACTTTATGAAAGAGTTTGTAGATAAAGATGGCGTAGTATATCATAAAGGTGTAGAACAACCAGAACTGAAAGACACTCTAGAACCTACTAAAGTAGAAAAGCCTAAAAGAATTCCTAAAATAACCAAAGAAAGGTTAAAAAGAGATGCTTTATTTCAGATTAATAAACTTAGGAAGCAATTAAATAAAACTAGGTTTAAAAAAGATAAGAAAGTTATAGAAGCCCAACTAAAAATAGAAAGAAAAATAGCAAACGGTAAATTTCCAAAAAGTTTTTTTGATAAATATGGTAAATAATTTTTTTATGTCGAAAAAATTTCTTATATTGTATAATAATTAAAAGGAACTAGTATGAAAGACATTATGAACTTATTTGCAGCATGTTTAATATTTTTATTGATGATAGTTGGAACATGGGTAGTGGTAACGCTTCCTTATTACTTAATATGGAATTGGTTATTAGTACCTATATTAGCATTAAGTGTTTTAAACTTTTTAGAGTGTATGGCTTTATCATTTTTAATTAATATGATGTATGCAACTTATGTTATGGCTTATGATAGCAAAAAGGTTTCTGATAAAGAAGATATATAATGGATAAGATTATTTATACTCGCGGTCGAACATCACAAGAACCGCAATCAATACAGTTTGAAGTTAGTAGTGATATGACTTGCATAGAATTTAGGAATATGTGTACTCGAATGGCATATTCTTTAGGTTATGCTGAAAGTTCTATAGACATTGCCTTTCCAAGGCCTAAAAATAGCTCAAAGAGCTCAAAAAATATATTATTAGATTAGTTATGGGTTTATACGATGATAAAAAAAATGTTCCAGCAGATGGAGCAGAAGTACAAGTTCAAGAGTCAAAAACTTTTGATGAAATTAGTTATGCTTTAAGTATAAGAGATTCCTTAGTATACTTAGCTGGTGAAATAGATGAATACACCGTTACTGAGCTAATAGCTAGAATGAGGATTGTTATAGACAATAGAGGGCCTAAAATGGCTAAAGAACCTATGAACCTTATCATAGATAGTCATGGTGGTTGCGCTTATTCTATGTTTGGAATTATTGATTATATCGAATCGATAGCACCAGATATTAAAGTTAATACAATCTGTAGAGGCAGAGCATTTTCTGCTGCAGCACTAATTCTTGCTAGCGGCACAGGTACTAGATATGCGTCTAAAAGGTCAACAATAATGTTACATGAAGGTTCGTCTGCACAAGTAGGAAAGTATTCAGATTTAAAAGTGGCTAGTAAGCAAGCAGATAAAATGGAAGCTATGGTTAGAAATTTATTAGCCCAAAAAACTAAAAAAGACGAAGCATGGTGGGAAGATAACTTAAAGACAGATTTATGGTTAGATTCGCCAGAAGCTTTAGATTTAGGAATAATAGATGAGATAGGATAGTATGAAATTAAATGAAGAACAAATAGTAGAAAATTGGAATAAGTTGATACTTATAATAGAATCTGAGTTCTCGGGAGATAGAAAAGCCAATCTTCTGAAAATGTATAATCATTTTGAAGAACGAATGTCTATAGCGCCCGCATCTGGGTTAGTACATTATCATAATTGTTTTGTTGGTGGTTACGTTGACCATGTATTGAGAGTAATAGAAAGTTCATTACTTGTTTGGGAATCTTGGAAAAAGATGGGAGCAAACAAAAGTGACTTTACTAAAGAAGAGTTAATCTTTTCAGCTTTAAATCATGATTTAGGTAAAGTAGGTGATGAAGAGCATGACTATTACATTCACAATGAAAGTGAATGGCATAGAAAAAATCAAGGAAAGCTTTATGCTTTTAACCCAAAGTTAACACACATGTCTGTACCAGATAGAAGCTTGTACTTATTAAATCAATTTGGAATTAAGTATACAGCAAAAGAATGTTTGGCTATAAGATTACATGATGGATTATATGACCAAGCAAATGAGCCATATTTAAAAACTTACAATCCGGATAAAGAGTTAAAGACTTATTTACCGATACTGTTACATCACGCAGACCACATGGCTTCTAGAATAGAGCATGATCTGGCTGCTAACAATAAAGTAGATAAACCAATTAATAAAGTTAGTTATGGCACAAAAAAGAAACCCGTCCTTACGGATTCTAAAAAAAGTGCACAAGATTTACTAAAAGGTTTTTTTAACGAGTAATCATGGAAGTTATATTAGTCATATTTATTTTGTGGAGTATAGCAACAACCTACTCAACATACAACCTTCTCAGAAAGCATGAGAGTGTTGAAGATGAGTTTCGTAGAATAGATCAGGAACTTATGGATTATATCAAGTTTGTTACCAAGTTAGAATTAGACTTGAAAAAAACGTTTAAGAAAATGAAAGAGTTTGATAGTAAAGGTGGCTTTGAGGCTGATGACGAAGTTGGCCAAACTTTTATATCAATAAATAATTTAATTAAAGAACTAGAAGAAAAGTATGGAAGTAAAAAATAGTCCAGTTAAAAATTTCTATCTTAACGTAGAAGCTGAAAAAGCAAAAATTAGATTAGCTAATATTGATAATGGTGTTAGGCGTGGAAGACCAAGAAAGAATAAGATGTACTTCACANCTACTACTGAAGAAGCAATTGTTGCTTACAACAAAGAAGAATCTTTAATTTTGAAAGAAAAAGTTTATAATGGTTATATACATGANCCATTATTTAAGCTAGCTGAAAACATAATCAATAGGTTTAGATTTTATTATATGGATGGNACACCTACTGATGTTAAGTATGAAGTTATAGCTTTTCTATTAGAAAAGTTACCAAAGTATACCCAAGACAAAGGTAAAGCTTTTTCNTACTTCAGCATAGTAGCTAAAAACTATTTGATACAAAACAATAATAAAGCCTACAAAAAAATGATTAGTAAAGCATCATTAGATTTAGTAGACTTTAAAAGAAATATAACTAATGAAGTAATAAGAGCCGATAGGACAGAAAGTCTAAACGATTTTATGACAAAATTTATTATTCATTATGATATTCTTGTTGAAAAAAAATTTAGAGGAGATAGAGATAGGCGAATAGCTTATGCAATTTTACAAATCTTTAAATCTAGACACAACATAGAAAATTACAATAAGAAAGCCCTTTATATAATGATAAGGGAAATTACCGGGACTAAAACCCAATACATAACAAAAGTTGTTAACGAAATTAAGAAAGAGTATGTTAGGCTTTATGATATGTACGAAAAAGACAGACTTGTCCTATAGTTAGGATGACAATAATAATTAGAGAGTCACTTTGCTAATAATAGCTTAAATTAATAAAAAAGAAGTGGAGATAAAATATATGAGAAATTTATTTTTAACAATGTGTATGGTAGCTACGTGTATGCTATCACAAGCACAAAATACTAAAGGAACATTTTATGTTGGAACTGGTGATATTACAAATATCGCTTGGACTAGCTGGGCAGTTTCTCCGTCAGTAGGTTATGCATTTACGGATGCATTAATTATTGGTGGTTCTGTATCACAAGAAGATATGGATGCCGATATGAATCTAGATTTTTATGCTAGATATTTTTGGAACGGCATGTTTGTACATGCTGGTATGACCGGTCTCAATTTTGATGAGTTGGAATTAGGTTTGGGTAAGATGTTTACATTAAGAAATAATGTATATTTAGACCCAGCAATTGTTTATAGTTCAGGAGCAGAAACAGTAAACCTTACTTTAGGTTTCGGTTTCCGATTCTAAGCGAATAAAAAACCGACTCTCTAATAGGTAGGCAATTTTGCCAGAATTTTTAAAAGATAAAGAGGAAAAATATGGACGCAGTATTTAAAATGGTAAATGGGTTTGTAAGCAGTTTAGTAACTGTCTTTACAGGATTAATCCCATTAGCAATTTTATGGTTTGTATTAACTGGAACTTCGGTTCTAGGAATGGATGTAGTAGCTAATTTAACTACTCTTATGAATATGCTTGTAAATGGCGGCTTCATAGGATTAATTGTATTAGTAATCTTAGCATCATTTTTTACAAATAAGTAATTAGTTTTTATTTTAACTAAATAGTTAGGAATGCCCCAGTACTTTATTGTATTGGGGTATTTTTTTGTGTTGGTATATATTTATACTAAAGAGTCTATGATTATGAATGGAAAGCAAGAAATATTTAAAGGTAAAACATTTTCTGATTTGTTAGAAGATATTTACGTTACTTCTAGAAAAAAGGAACAACAAATAAATGCTTTAATAAAAGAATTAAAGCCTATGATTAAAAGTATTGGTGATGCAACAGTAGTAGTGCCACTAATAAAAGAATATATGGAAGTCTCAGTAAAAAATGACGAACACTTAGTTAAAATGGCTGCAGTAGTACAAAGAGCAATGGCTAGAACTGGTGGAGACAATTCTGAAAGTATGTTACTAACAAAAGAAGAAAAACAACAGTTGTTAGATTCAGTAAATGAAATGCAAGATAGTCAATAATGGGCTTAATAAATAAAAATACGAAAACTCAAAGACCTGGAATTCTTACCAATATGATCGAAGCTGCAGAAGTAGTAGAAGTTATTTTGGATGATCAAAGTGCAGAATGGGACCCTTCAAATAATGCTATAGTTGGTTCTGTAAAAGCAAGAAAATTAGAAACTGAATATAATAAGCCAACCCAAGAATTAAGATATTATAGACCTTTATCTCTTCACATGAATTGTTTACCTGTTGTAGGAGAATTTGTACTACTAATAAAAGGACCATTAAATTCTATTGGTACAGGGAATAGAGACGCTCAAGATGATTATTATATAAGCAGTATTAATTTATTTAATGAAACAAATGCAAACGACAACCACTTTTCAACTTTAGCAATTAAAGGTGATGGTATTGATACTAGCTTTACTGGCAACATAGCTACAGAAGATGATAAATCTTTAGGTGAATATTTCAACCCTAATGAAAAGTTTATTAGGAAGTTAAATTACCTTGAAGGCGATTTACTATTAGAAGGCCGTAGTGGACATTCTATTAGATTTAGTTCTACAGCAGCAGCAGGATCAATAAGTCATTTATGGTCGGGCGGTTCGGATGGCGAACCTGTAATTGTAATGTCTAATGGGCATAGTGATAATGGTGGCTCTGAAGATTTTTATATGGAAGACATTAATGAAGATGCTTCTACTATAATGCTAACTAGTAAACAAGAAATTGGTATTAAGATAAAAAATTCTATGCCATCACAAGTATCTGATCAGCCAGCTAAATATAATAAAGGTCAAGTTATACTTTGTGCGGATAGATTACTATTTTCTAGTAAAGAAGACTATATAATAATGTCAGGCCAAAAAGGCGTAGCAATAGTAACGCCAGAATGGAAAGCAGACTTTTCAACTATGATGGATATATTAAAAGACCTTATTGCAGAAGTTGCAACAATCTCCCAAGGTAAATTCCCAACTGGAGTAGGCCCAACAGGCCCTCTGGCGCCACAAGTATCAGCATTAGCACAGATCAAATCTAAGTTCGGACAGTTGGAGCAATAATATGCCAATAAACTACAGCCAGTTCAATAATAATATAAGGACGTATTTAGAGAATCAAACAGCAACGGATTCTCAAGATGCTGGGAACCAAATAGCTGATATATATGTTAGTGCTTGGAACCAAGGAGCAGACCTACTCCAGAATAGTATAACAGTACAAGCTGGACCTATAGCATCTGGGTTTGCTAGTACTTTCAATGCTCACATGCAAGGAGCTTCAGGACCTGGAACCTGGTCACCAGCTGCTAGTGGTATAATAGCTGCAGCATCAAGTGCAGCTATGGCTATAGGAAGTGGAGGCGTAACTATTAATGCAATTGCTAGTCCAGGAGTTACAACAGGGCCCCAATTATACTCTGCATTTAGAATGATGAATGTGTCAGCTGTAGCAAGTGCTCTAACTACGGCTTTTACTTCTCACGTTGCTGGGATGGTAACTGCAAACCAAATTGGTACTGTTGTTGGTGCTAGTAACATCGTATAATACATCTATTATATAACTTAAAATCTGGGCAGACTTATATTTATATAGGATAGGGAGTATAAAATCATGACAAAAAAAGAACTAATAAAAATTATTAGAGAGGTTGTAAAACGAGAAGTTAAAAACGTACTGAATGAACAGTCCGTAGAACAACCTGTCCTGAGACAAAAAGAAAAAAAATTATCTAAAAATCCATTAATCAACGAAGCTTTAAATGCTACTGAAGATTTTGCTACAATGGGAACTTATGACCAGAGTGATGCAATAGGAGGAATTAGAAGTCAATTTGCAGAAATGCAAAACCTTGGTGGTCCAGCAGATATGGTACCGCCGGAATTAAAAAGTAAAGTTCCTGCAGGAAGTGGATTAGACAAAGCTTTGAACAGGGATTATTCAGAATTAGTAAAGAAGTTTAATAAGTAATGCCAATACAAGAAAGTAAAATAAATCCTTTAGATTTAGAAAGTAATGTTTCTATAGGCATAACATTACCTTTAACAGGTGATAGTAGCTACAATACTACACATCCTGAATCTGGTAGTTTTGCACATGGTGATGAATCTATTGGTACTAGGTTTAAAGGTGGTGAATTTAACCTTTCTTATACAACAGCAGACCAAGTTAAGTCAAATTTAAAAAATTTAGTTTTAACTAACCAAGGTGAAAGAATAATGCATCCAGATTTTGGCTGTGGACTATATGGCCTTTTATTTGAAAATGTAACTGCAGATATGATTGCTAGATTAAAAAGTGTTATTAATGTACAAGTAGAAAAATGGCTACCATATATAACATTAACAAAAGTAGATTTTGGTATGGGTAATATTGACAACAATAAAATATATTTATCCATAGAGTATAATCTTTATGATAATACATTAGACCCTCAAAGTATAATATTAGAGTTTTAAAAATGCCAGAAGAATATAAAAAACGGAAACCGGTTCAGTACTTAAATAAAGACTTTGGATCTTTTAGAGAAAAACTAATCGATTATGCAAAGCAATATTTTCCGGATACTTATAACGATTTTAACGAATCGTCACCTGGTATGATGTTTATAGAAATGGCATCTTATGTAGGTGATGTACTTTCTTTTTATATAGACCACCAAGCAAAAGAAACTATGTTAATGCATGCTGAAGAAAAGTCTAATGTCGTAGATCTTGCTAAGTCTTTGGGCTATAAAGCAAAAGCAATAGCACCAGCTTATGTTGATTTAGACATTTACCAAATATTACCTGTATTAGGTTCGGGTACTTCAGCAACACCAGACTATAGGTATGCTCTTAAAATAGAACAAGGAATGGTAGTAGCTTCAGCAGAAAGTCCAGAAGTAAAGTTTTCTACTTTAAGAAATTTAGATTTTAAAGCAACAGGGTCAGAGTCTGATACAACAACTGTTTATACAATAGACGATTCAACTGGAGACCCTACTTCATATTTAATTAAAAAAACTATGCCAGCAATTTCTGGAGAATTAAAAACCCAAGCTTTTACTTTTGAATCACCTAAAAAATTCGATAGAGTTAGAATAGATTCTACTAAAGTAATTAAAATTGATTCTGTAAACGATGGCGATGGCAACAAATGGTACGAAGTACCTTACTTAGCCCAGGATACTATATTTGATGAAATTGCAAATGATAGAACTAACAACCCTCATGGTTCTGGAAGTTCTGAAGATGCACCATATTTACTAAAGCTAAGAAGAACTGCAAGAAGGTTTACAACTGGCTTAGCATTTAACAACAAAACGGAACTTCACTTTGGTGCAGGTATTTCTGCAGACCCTGATGAATTAATAATACCATCTCCTGAAACTATAGGTAATACTTTAGACAGAGGAAATACTTCTACATTAGATGTTGCATTTGATCCTGCTAATATGATGTTTACTAGAGCTTATGGTCAAGCACCTGCAAATACAACTTTAACAGTTAGCTATTTAGAAGGTGGCGGTTTGGCTTCTAATGTTGGTTCTGGTATACTTAATAAAGTCGAATCTGTAACATATAGTATGGACGAAGATGGTTTAGATGGTGACACCTTAGCAACTTCTAAAAGCTCTTTAGCTGTAACAAATACTTTTGGAGCAACGGGTGGTCGAAATGAAGAAACTGTAGAAGAAATAAGACAAAATGCTTTAGGTGCTTATGCAACTCAAAATAGAGCAGTAACTAAAGAAGATTACTTATCTAGAGTTTATACAATGCCAGCTAGGTTTGGTAGTATTGCTAAAGCTTTTATGGTCCAAAATGATTTTGTTAATAACGAAGAAGACCCTGAACAAACTAACCCATTAGCTTTAGACTTATACATTTTAGCTTATGATGGTAGTAAGACTTTAACTAATTGTAATAGAACTACTAAAGAAAACCTTCAAACATACTTAGGCAAGTTTAGAATGCTAACCGATGCTATAAATATAAGAAATGGTTTCGTAGTTAATATCGGTGTAGATTTTGAAGTACTAACTCTACCAGCTTATAATGGTAAAGAAGTATTAGCTAAAGTTTTAGATCGGGTAAGAAGATACTTTTCAATAGAGAAGTGGCAATTTAATCAGCCAATAATGTTAGCCAGTCTTTCAGCAGAAATGGATAAAGTAGATGGCGTACAAACAATAAGTAACATAACTATAAAGAATAATGTTTCAACAGATTCTGGCTATTCTGGAAATATATACGATATAGATGCAGCAACTTATAATAATATAATTTATACATCACAAGACCCAATGATATTTGAAATTAAATATCCGGACAAAGATGTAAGAGGGAAGATAATCGGATGATAGTTAGTATATTTCCATCTAAAGATGCAACGCTATATGAAGCAGCAGTATCGGAATCTGTTAATACTGGAATTGATGAAATTTTAGAAATAACCAAAGTAATATCATCATCTGGAACTACTCAAGTATCGAACACTAGAGCTTTAGTTGCTTTTGATTTAAATACAGTTTCTAAATACTTTTCAGATGGAGTAGGTAGTCCTAATATGAAAGTAGGCGATGACTTTGAAGTTGGCAATGATACAAGAGTTAGTAGAAGTTCAGGCCACGAGCCAGATTTCTTTTTAAACCTTTTTGCAACTGAAGCAAAAAATATACCTATAAATTATCACATGTCAGTAGCACCAGTTTCCGAATCTTGGGATATGGGTGTAGGCCGACACAATAATTATCCTCAAACTACAGAAGGTGTAAGCTGGAAATATAGAGATGGTGAAAACGTAGGTTCTAGATGGAACGGTCCTGGAGTAGGAAAGTTAAGAATTACTGGTAGTTGGCTAGATGAGCCATCTGCATCTGCACAAGATACGGTTTTTCAATCTGGTTTAGATTTTGCAGATGGTTGCTATACAGGAAGTATTTTCTATTCAGGAAGCGCCGTTACTAAAAGTTACCAAGACTCTGATGATATGAGAGTTTCAGTATCTAAGTCTATTGCTCTATGGTTCAGTGGTGACTCTGCAAATAATGGGCTTCTTATATCTAGAATGCCTAATGAAGAAAATGATGCTAAAAGATATGGAAGTCTTATGTACTTTTCTAATGAAACAAAAACTATTTATAAACCTAGATTAGATTTGTGTTGGTATGATTCTACATTTGATGCTGGATCTTTAGAAGCTTTAGATGTACAGAATAAAGATATTACCGTTTACTTAGATAATAATTATGGTACTTACGAAACAGGTTCAGCTCCTAGGTTTAGAGTTAAAGGCCGAGAGAAGTATCCAACAAAAACATTTGGAACAGCATCAGCAGAACTTGAAATAAAATATTTACCTTCTACTACTTTCTATTCTTTAATTGATTCTAAAACAAAAGAAACAATAATTCCTTTCGATATTAATTACACTAAAGTTAGCTGTGATTCAGATGGTAACTATTTTGATTTTAGAATGCAAGGCCTTTATCCGGAAAGAAGATATGAGTTTAAAGTAAAAGTTGTATCTGGTAGCAATGTAAATTATTATGATACAAACCAACCATTTAAAATCGTAAGATAATAAAGGAGCTATAATATGGCAGACCAATTAAAATATTCGACTCCTTTGGAGAATACTAGTCCAGCAACAACAACTACTCCTAGATGGCAAAGTACTCAGTTAAATAATAACCAAGATAGGAATTCTTCAGTATATATAGTCGATGCGAAATCCCCCGGGACCTTTAAAGATTTGCATGACGTAACTAATAATGGTACAATAATATACCGAGAATTAGAAGAATACCCAGAAGATTGTACAGTAGAGCAAAAATCCCTAAAGATTTCATTTAGTAGGTATCACTGGAAAAATAGAGAATGGCGTATAAACATAGATAGCGAATTTAAAGAACTTACATAATGCCACTAAATAGCCTAACATTAAAACCAAGATTCGGTTCGGACTTCGTAGATTTAGTACCGCATGGAAAACAGTTTACGGACCATTTTCAAAATGCTTACCCTAGTAGCTACAAAGGCCAAGGGAATAATGTTAGGATCATACACATATACAATTCAGAAGTTCTAATAGATACTATTGTTGACAATTTACCAAATGATATATCTGTACATCTTAAAGGCCAAGATAGAAACGAATCTGGTAAAGTAGCTTGGTATTCCGAATTAAACTTAAATGGTATTATTAGGTCTAGAGGTTATAAAGAAGGCACTTTTAGAGTTTGCGTCTACTACTTAGATAGGAGATGGGAACAAATAAAGTTAAATATAAGCGAAATATCTTCTGATAGAACAGAAATCAGAATTGTTCCAAAAATATCTGCAAATGCATACAATCTACCACAAGATAGACAGAAGCTTTTCAATTATGCAAATCAAGTAAACTTATGGTGGGGTGGGGATGCTAATGCTAGCCAACACAATGCAATACCTAATTCATGGAGAAATGGTGGAAACCCTGCTATATTTCCACAAGCCAATTTTGAAGAGTTTGGAAACTTTGTAATAGGTCTTGGCGGTAATTTTGCTAACCTTGGTACAGTTACTAATATGAAAGTTTCTGGATGGAACCAATTACCATCTACAGACCAACAAACGATTATGGTAGGCGGCCAGCCTACACAGACCCAAGTCTCTTATGGTCCAACTGCGGGCGTAGCTAATCCTGGTATTCCAGATGATAGTAGTAAGCTAATACCAGTAACAACACTTACAGTAACAGATAGTAGAGGTGTAACAACTGGTGGTGCAACCAGAGTCATCAAAGGCTTAGCTGAAAATGGCTTTATGGGTTTGAATACTTATACAGAAAGAGAAGACTCTAGTATACTTATAAAAACTTTATATCCAATTGAAGCTTCTATTAGAGAAAATACAGAAGCCCAATTAGGTTTTCTATGGACTGAACCTAGAGAAATTAATATTAAGCTAGAAAAAGCTTCTGATAGAATTATCGGTCACACTATATTAGCACCTGCTGACTTTTCAAATAAAACTCACAAAGTTACTGAAGGTGATTTTGAAACTTGGGATTCTTTATTATCTTCTTCTGTAGATACTAAACAAGAAGTTTTAGATTCTTTATTTAGTAGTAGTGGTGTTGACCAAGCAAACTTAAATATAGATTACAGAAAGTTTGATAATTTCATACACTTCAGTTCTGCTGAAGAAAGACTTAAGAATTTTAAATTCAAATTACAACTATTAGAATACTATGAAGATAAACTAACAACTTTAAAATCTGCAGGCTCTGCCAATTCATACTGGTCTTTACAGAATGTAATAGATTATAAATCTAAAAAAAGTAAAATTGTAAATGGTTTAGATGGTTATGAAAAATATCTATACTACACTTCAGGATCAGGATTTCATGGTCAAACGCCTTTTGATAAAGATGTAGTTTTTTTAGACAATAAAAAAGACTATCCTGTTGCATCTTGGCCAAAGAGCAACCTAAGACAACCATACGAATTATATTCGGTAACGGCTTCAACAGCTACTGATTGGTATGATGGCATGATAACTTCTGCTTCTTTATATGATGGCCTAAATGAACATAACTTAGAAAAGTTAGTACCCGAGCACATTCAAACAGATCCTTTAAATGAAAACTATTTTACTTTTGTAAACATGGTTGGCCAACACTTCGACACCCTTTATAATTATGTTGACCATTTAACGAAATACAACAAAAGAACAGAGCACATTTACGATGGTATTCCAAAAGAATTAGTATATGATGCTCTAAAGTCTTACGGTTGGGAACCAACAGAAGGGTTTAATTTGGAAGATTTATTCAGCTACAAGTTAGGTAAATCTGTAGAAGGCGGCTTTTTAGGTAAAGGTCTTGGCGACATGTCATTAGCAAATTCTTCTGGCCAAGATGTATATGGTGAAGAAATGAAAAATCCATTCATAGTAGCATCTATACAATCACAACAAGCTGGTTCACAATCTTTCTATGATATTCCATCACCGGCTTCGGAGTCAATAACAAAAGAAGAAGTTACAAAAGAGCAGTGGAAACGAATTCTTAATAACCTTCCACACTTAGGCCAAACAAAAGGTAGTGAAAGATCTATTAGAGCTTTAATTAATACTTACGGTATGCCACCATCTATATTAAGAATAAAAGAATATGGAGGAATTGCTAAGTCTGGTAGTGCTGGTCAATTGTTACCTAGAGATTCATTTAAGTACTCTTTAAACTTCAAAGGCCAAGAACAACTTAAAACTCCATGGGCTAGAATTAGTTCTGACTACCATCCTAATAGTACTAGGGTCAAACCAAACCCATTAGAGTTTAGATTTAATACTTCTTACCCGGAACATCAGCTAATAGTTTTTTCTAGTGGTTCTAGCTATCTCAATCGAATGAGTGATACTTGGGCAGTAGAATTAGAAGCCCATGAATCAGCTAGTACAACTACTTCTGGCTTTTATAAGTACGGAAAACTAAACACATATATATGGGCTCAGAATCATGGTGAGAGTGGTAATAGAATGTGGATGTCAGCTTCTACAGAGTATATGCCTCTATTCGATAATGATTGGTGGAATGTTCAAGTTGGTCTAAAATATGCTCCATACCAATCACCAATAGATCTTGGAGAGAATGATAATCAATTGAAATTATTAGTAGCTAAAGCAGCTGATTATGGAAATGGAAGAATAACACATTCAGGATCTTCAGAAACTGGAAGGTTTCTTTTCGAGTCAGTATGGAGTTCACCAACTGGTAATGACACAACATCCCAAATACCAGATTACTTATTTTGGGGAAATTCACTAAATGAACAATCTATTCCGGGAGTACCGGTAGTAACAGGTTCTATTGTACCACCAGAAAGCTCTTCAACTTCGGGCGGCTTTGGACAAGGAACAGGATATTTACACTGGGGTTATTCTGGCTCTATACAAGAAATTAGATATTGGACTTTAGAAGGTACAGATTCCGATGAATTAACTAAAGATGGATTCTTACCAACAGCTGCTTGGGAAAATCATGTTAGAGATCCTTTATCTATAGAGAGTCAGTATTATACATCTTCTTATAATGAATTAAATAGAAGATGGCCTCTTGGTGCAAACGGTCAAAAAGTAGCTATAGGACCATCGACCCTAGGAATTGGCGAAGCAGTTGTTGGCCAAAGTAGCTACTTTGAAGTAGCAGGCATTATAGGTATTGACTCTGACCATCCTAAAGGTCAAATATCTGGAGTACATGGCGATTGGCAGACTTCTGAATATGCAAACCCTTACTATGCATCTGCATCTGGCTTTAGAGGAACTTCTGCTGATTGGAGTCCTGAAGAAGAAAGAATGTTTACAATGATGCCAGAAATAATAGGCGCATCAGCTATTGGAGATAAAATTCGTATTGATGATAACATAGTATCAGGTTCTTTAAATCTTTACGAATCAATACAAAGCTCATCATTAAATTTAGCTTCTAAAGATTCAAATATACTAGGCGTTTACTTTTCACCAAATGATATGATCGATATAGATATAGCTAGACAAATTGGTGGTACTAAATTTGGAGACTTTGTTGGAGACCCCAATGATACTAGAAGTGGAAGTTATGCTTCTTTAAGAGGAGCTCAGTACGAGTATTGGAGAAAATATAAAACTTCACCACAATTTGGCCACTATATGAATGCCATAAAATTCTTTGATGAAGGTTTATTTGGCCAAATAGAAAAGCTATTACCAGCAAGAGTAAATTCTCATTTAGGGGTTATGATAAAACCAAATTTACTAGAAAGACCTAAATTTAAAGCTATGCCTTCTGAAACTGTAGAATTAGTAATGTACACAGCTTCAACAGGACCAAATCTTAGACCAAAAATTACTGGGTATCATAGTGCTGATATGGGAAGAGCTACTGGTTCACATTCTGCAAACTTAGTAAGGTTTACACAACAATCGACTTATGGTATTGGCTCTGCTGCTATAGGTACTACTTTTCAAGTACAACCTTATGGAGTATTCGATGCTCATGGAGTATCAATAGATAAAACTAGTGAACAGGTAATAGGTTCAGTATCTTCTAATATAAATGTTAGATCATCATTTGGAAGAAATATTAATGCCGAAACTCTTTTTGAAACACCTAGCTATATAACTTCTAAGAGTGGTTATTTTCTTATTGGAGAAACTACTTCTGATGATGTACCTTATTTTCATTCACAAAGAACGTCATTTAAATACCAAAAAACTGTTTTTAAAATATCTAGTAGTATAAGTCCTCTCACAGGTTTAGCAATTTCTACTGTACAAAGCTCAAGCGAATTAAAAACTGACAAGGTAGATACTTTCCCTATAGCTTATGAAAATTTAATTCACAAAGGCGTTACACATGGTATAACAAACTATGAAATTGGTGGAGAATTAACCCTAGCTCATGATGCGTCTCTAGCTGGTAAAGGATTAAGAGATGAAACTTTTAATGTAGTAGAAGTAGTTATAACTGCAGCGGACGATTTATTTCCAGACGATTTACCACTAACAGACTTAGGAATGGGCGGTGGGTATACTATAGGTGGAGTTGGTAATGAATTTATAGAGTTAAACTTTCCAGAATCTTTACTCGAAGATCCTTCAGTAGGCTCAGGCTTAGGCACATACGGATGTACAGACCCTGGGGCATGTAACTACAATCCTCTTGCAACAAATTCTGATGGGTATTGTTTATATGCTCCAAACCCTTTATGCCCTGGTGTAGTACTTACAGAACCAATTCAAGGTTGTACACAACCAGGAGCTTTAAACTACTACTGTAATTTTCAAGATTGTCCAAATGGGATTATACCACATCAAGTACAAGAAGATGGTACATGTCAATTTGCGCCAGAAGCAGTAGTTGGAGGTTGCACTGACCCTCTAGCAATAAATTACGATTATAATGCAACAGTTGAAACCGGATTTTGTCAATATGAAACCATATATGAAGAACCGGACCCAATTGTATATCCAGATTTACCAATATATGGTTGCCCAGATCCTGCAGCAACTAACTATAATGCACAAACCCAAATAGATAATGGTTCGTGTCAATATGATTATGCTGCTTTAGGTTGCGCAGACTATGATAACTTACCACCAAACGACCAATCATGGCTGTGTGCAGCTTGTGGACAAGGAACGGTTCCTGAAGAACTAATAGCCCTTTGTGCATGTTGTTCTGCAGGTCCTATTTCAGATCCATATTCATATATAGTGGATCCGGTAGAAAACTTCATTGTCCCTGATGATATTAATTATGAGTATCCAGAAGACGATGGTGGTGGAAGAGATGATGATAAACCATATACAGATACTTTTGGTAATGAAAATGTTTCTAGCGTAGACGACAGCCCTAAACCATATACAGATACTTTTGGTAATCAAAATGTTTCACCAATAGATGGTAATCCAGATCCAGACCCAGGTGGCGGCGGAAGAGGCAGTGGCGGATCAAGTGGCGGCGGAAGCGGTCGATAATAATAAATAATTTAGAACAATGGCTTAATTTTTTGAGTTAGACTATATTTATATATACAAAGAGGAGTTTAATACTATGGGATATTTAGATAAATCAACAGTTACGGTTGATGCAATACTTACCAAAAGAGGTAGGCAATTATTAGCACAAGGAGACGGAAGTTTTCAAGTTGCTAAATTCGCAGTAGCGGATGATGAAATAAATTATGATTTATGGGATACAAATCATTCTAAGGGAACATCTTACTATGGTCAAGCAATAGAAAATATGCCAATGACTGAAGCAGTGCCTTCTGAAGATAAGATTATGAGGTATAAACTTATGACTCTTCCTAAGAATACTTTAGTCATTCCAACAATGACGACAGCACCTTCACAAGAAGTTAACTTAAGTACTGGAACAGCTGGCTCTATTAGCTTCCAAGATGTTACAATTAATATATTCCCATCAACAATAACGGCAAATCAATTCAATGTTTATGTTTCGGACGTTTCTGTATGTTATATTGGAACTGGAGTACAAGCAGAATCTCAAACAATAGGCTCTAAGAATTATTTAGTAACAAATAATTCAAGTGCAGCAGGAGGTTCATTTAGAGTTCGTGCAAGAATTTTAACAGAAGCTAGATCTACAACAGTAACGGTAGCATCTGTAAGTACTGGTAACGTTGTACAATTACAAGTTAATGTAGCTGCTAACCCAATACTAACAGCTTAAAAAGAGAAATAAAAAATGGCAGTAAATAATAATAACCCAGGACTTCCCCAATCAGGACAAACAGCAGGTTTAACCGCACAAGCTTATTCTGGTGGTGGAGCTTCTGCCGGACCAAATGCTGCGCTAGTAGCACAATCTGCAGCACCAGGTGGAGGTCAAGCTGGTAATATAGCACCTAATAGATTTGGTGGGGCGATGAACAATGCAAACAATGCNAANAATGCTCAAGCAATTTTAGGAAATATAATTGATAATACTTTTACTGGTTTTAATTTTGGAACTTCTACAGGATATGGTGATGTTGGAGATGTACTTATCGATGAAGCTGGAGAACGAGTTAATTCTGCTATGTGGGATAGTAACGACACAACATTAGGCTTAGGTGAATTTCATACTTCGTCTGTACAAAGTGCTTCTTCTGGGGAATATTATCGTGATGTTTACAGAAGAGATCCAAGTGTAAACACAACGGATGCGCCACAATTTAGTATTGCTTATGGACATCAGCTAGGATCTGGTTCTTCTAATCTAGAAGGTCAGTCAGAAGGTATGACACCAACAAAAGGTATATATAAGTCTTATGCAAATTTAGTAGAAGATAAAACAGATGCTAATGAATTTTTCCAATTCTCAGGATCAAAAGCAGAAAGAGTTTTTATAATAAACTTTGCTAGAGGCCAAATGAAAGAAAGAATTGATATTGGTAACTGGGAATTAAAAATACACGGTGTAAATACAGCACAAGGAGCTGGAAATGCTTTAACAAATGGTGGTGTAGTTCATTTGGTAGATGAATTTGCTTCAGCAGCATCTTCAAGCGCTAATGATGCTGGAGATAAAAATGGTGGATACAAAATAATGAGTGGGAGTATTGCAGATGGAGTACTTAACCAATCAGACAATCCATTTAGTGACGATTTTGGTAGAGTTTATCCTAATGAAGGTATTATGGTTCTTAATGCAGATGCAATATCTTCTTCATGTGGAGGTATAGTTTTACTTGGTTCTGGTAGTGATAACTATGGAGCTGGAGAAGGCACTGGAGCTAATTCTAACTTCTGTTACGATTGTGCTGGTGGTACTGCTCAAACAACACAACTAAATCCTACTCTAGAAAACTTTTGGTATGCTCTGACAGGTTCAGCAGCTGTAAATAGAGTTCCTTATTTTAGAGCAAGAAGTGTAGAACATGTTCATTCAAGAGTTTATTTTTGCAGAATTAAAAACTTTCAATATAACTTTTCAACAAACCCAACATTCCAAGCAACTGGTTCTGATGGTTTAACTAATGGACAATTTAGACATTCTTCAATGTTTGGTAATCCTCAAGTTTATATAACTTCGGTTGGCTTATANAGNCCAAGAAACGAATTATTAGCAATTGCAAAAATGAGTAAACCATTATTAAAATCATTTAATAGAGAAGCTTTAATCCGTGTAAGATTAGAATTTTAAAGAGGGAGTAATTAAATGCCAGGGGTATTTAAAAAAGTCTTCCAGTATTTTACTAATACTCAACCTGTAAACAAACAATACAGAATTAATATAAGTTCATACACCGGAAGTTATGATAGCAAGCATCATGTTTTGGGTTTTGAAGGAATCTACGATTCAGAAGAATATCCATCTGATGAACCTGCAGGCTTTACGGTAGCTACTTCATCAGTAAATGGTGGAGCTTCTATTCAAAGTCATTATGCTCACATATCACAATCTACTAGTAGAGATATTTATTCATCTGTACGTTCTAATTTTTATAATAAAACTAATGAACTGGATGTTAAAAAAACTAGCTTAGTATCTGAAGTTGGTACTTTATTTACTTACAATGGTTCTATTAGTAAAGATTATTTACACTATTCAGTAGAAGTAGACCCATCTAATTATGCATACAGATTAGAAAAAGATGTTTTCTATAGTGATTATTATGCTTACTTTGCAGAAAGAAGTTTAAGAAATACTAAAAACTTTTATTACCCTAAATCAAGAATAGATACCCAAATATCAACTTCATTATTTAATATGCCTGGAATACCATATTATGACCAAGCGTCAAAATCATATCCTGATGCTACTAGATGGTTTGGTTCAAAAGTAAAAGTGGTCTCTGTACCGCAAAGAGTTTTTGGTACTAAAATTGAACCTAATACTTTTAAGTTAGAAAGTGAAGAAGGTATTGTAATATCGGATGATGGCTTAGGAAATTTAAAAGACGATTCCAGAGAAAACCATATTCTTTCTTCGTCTAAAAATACAGTATTAGATTTAGACTTTTCTAATATTTTTTTATTACAGTCTAGAAGAATACTATCCAAAGAATCTCAGTCTTTATCAATAAATTCTGGTTCTAAAACACCTAATAGATTACAAATAGATAGAAGCTATTTTGGTGGTAACGAGTTCGAAATAAATAGGTTCTATAGAAGGTTAGACGATGCAACATCAAAAGGTTATATTGATTTGCCTGGGTACGATGAAAGTACAAATAATACAACTTTTGAATTAACACCTGGAATAACAACTACAAAACTAAATAGACTCTCAAACTTTTCTCAAAGTCAAGACTATAGTGTTTACTGTAGATTTAGATTACCACCAACACAATCAGACTTTACAGCACCATACAATTGGTTATTCGGAAAAGGTAATACACCAAATAT